GGACCTCGTACTCGGCGATGTCGGGGGCGTCGAGGACGTTGGCCTTGAAGTCGGGCATCTCGGGCACGTCGCTCCCCGTCCGCAGCGCATCGCCCGCAATCGACTGGAGGTCGCGGCCCGACTGGCGCACGGCATCGCTCAGCGCAGCCGGGGTCAGGCCGCCACTCATCTGCGGGATGACCGCACGCGGGTGGCTAATCTTCGCGGGCTGCAACAGTTCCATCAGCGAGCCGCGCACCACCTGAGACGCCCGCTTGTCCGGGGCGGCGAGCTTCAGCCCGGCGCGGTCCATCGTACCCCGCTCCTGCATGTTCGCCGCGTCCGACAGCGCGTTCTGCCGGATGCCGTAGCGTTGGGTCTGCGCGTTGTTGGTGTTGATGTTGTACAGGTTCTGGTTCTGCCGCTCGTCCGACTGCCCGCGTGCCGCCCCCGTGGCTGCCGCCCCGACAGGCCCCGCCGCGTTGAGGATGCCGCCGAGCAGGCCACTCGCCCCGCCGAGAATCCCCATCAGCCCCCCGCCACCACCGGACGAGAGCGCCCCTCCGGCGTTCGGGTTGATCGGGGGTGTGGCCGGAGACTTTTTTCCGAACAGGCTCCCGAGAAGGCTCCCGATGGCCGGAGCCGCGGCGAGGATGGCGGGGAGGGCCATGACTAGATCAACCTCTTGAGCCGGTCATCGAGTTCGGGTGTCTCGCCACGCCCGGCCGCCGCGAGTGCCGCCTGAATCCGCTTCAGGAGGTCGCCCTCCGAGAGTGCGTCGATGGCGTCGTCGCCTGCGGTAATCGGCGGGCTGTTCACGAGGTCGCCGTCGGCGTTGGTACCCGGCGCCCCCCCGCTGCCCTCCGCACCCCCGCCCGGCCCGCCGGGCTGCCACCCCCAGCCTCCGGCACCACTGGCGATGAGCACGTCAACGGGAGGGTCGCCGGATTCGAATTGAATCTTGGGGTCGGTCGGATGATCCACGAGGATGGCGTTGGGGAATCGTGCACGGAACTGCTGAGCGACCGGCCCGTCTCCGAACAGTGAGCGCACGTTGTCTGGGGTCGGGTCAAGATGGGTGGCGATCTTGCCGAAATTGTTCTTGTAGGAATACTCATCGTACCCCTCAGTGCCGCCCTCCCCCCATTCGTTCGTGTTGAAGCCGCTCAGCCGGGACGTGTCGCCCCACGTCTGACCTTCTGAGCCGGGGATGTAGTCGTAACTGCGCTGGCCTCCGCTCGTGCTGGTCGGCGTGGTGGGCGTGGGCACGCCGGTCGGCGCGTTCACCCCAGTGGGATCCGTGACCGGCTGCGTCGTGCTGCGCGGGGCCGTGCTGCCCGTCGGGTCCGGGGCCGGGCGCGGGACGGGCGGCGGGTCGTCCGCGAGGCCGCTGTCGATCGCGTCGGTGAGCAGCGCCCCCTCGTTCGGGATGCCGAGTTCCTCGCGCCGCCGTGCGCGCCGACTGCCGCGTTCCTCTCCGTATGCCATGACTACTCCTAGAGGATTGCGCTGATGGCTTGCTGGTTCATTAGCTGCTGTAACTTTGCGTAGTCGAGGCCGAGACTATCGGCGAATTGCTGGTTGTTGAGGATCGCCTGCAACAGTCCGATGCCGAGGTTGCCTTTGCCGAGGTACTCTTTCAGTTGGAGGTCGAGCTTGGCGAGTTCGCCCTGCAACTGCCGCGCGGCGTCCTGATTGCCGTCCTGCATGGCGAGTTCGATGCCCTGCATCAGTCGCTGCCGCTGCCCTTGCAGTTCGCGCTCGATGAGCCCGCCCTCCATCGCCGTGCGCGCCGAGGCTTCGTCATCGAGGATCTGTTCGACGCCGACATCGAAGCCGCCCGAGTTGATCGCCCCACGCTGCGCCGCCCGCTCGGCCATCGACGCCCGCTTCCGCGCCGAGCCGCGCTGCGCCGAGAGTTCGAAGGCGTCCCGCTGCGCCCGCATGGCCGCGCTGTTCGGATCGACTTCGCCCCACTTTTCGCCGAGCAGTTCCAAGAGGCGCGCGTTCGCTTCGGCCTCTGGCGTGCCGGGTGCCCCACCGGACCCGGGCGTGCCGGGGGTGGTGGGGGTGGGGGTGGGCGTGGCCGGGCCGGGCGTGGCCGGGGTGGGCGCGGGCCCCCACGGATTCGCCAAGTCGCCCGAGTAGTCTTGCACGTACTGAAGCGCCTGATCGAGTTGCGCCTGCGTGACCGGGCCCCCGGTGTAGCCAAGCGCCTGAATCAGCGCGTCTTGTTCCTGCTGGGACATCGCCCGGCCGAACCTCGTCTGAAACGAGGCGAGCACCTGATTGAGTGCGACGTTCGGGTCGTGCGAGCCGGGCGGGATGGCGCCCGGAGTCGGCGTGGTCGGCGGGGCACCGGGGGCGCCGCCGTACGACTGGATCAGTTGCATCGCCTGTTGCATCTGCGCTGCGGTGACGGGGCCACCCGTGTAGCCGATGGCGGCGATGAGTTGCTGCTGTTCCTCCGGCGTCATGTCCCGGCCGAACCGGGCTTTGAACGCGGTCTGCGCCTGCCCCATCGCGGCGTTGGGGTCGATGGGCGCCTCGGGGCCGGGCGCGGCGGGGCCGGGGTTGGTGGGGGTGCCCGGGCCGGTGCCCGGTTGCAGGATCGGCCCTGCGCCGGTCGGCGCGGGTGTGGCCCCCGGCTTCGTGGGGTCAGGCGTCGGGCGCACTGGCGGGATGAACGGACCCGACTCGCCACCCGGGATCCCGCCCGGCTTGTCCGTGAGTGGCGCCGGAATGCCGGTGCCGGGCGTGCTCGGCGACGGCATCCCAGGCGAGGTGTTCAGGCCAGCGGGCGGCGTGCCGACCGAGGCCCCACCGGGCGACGTGTTCACCCCGGGCGAGCCGAGCATCCCGTCGAGCGCCGCACCCGTGGCGTCGTAGGCTTTCTTGACCGGGGCGGGCTGGGGGAGGGCCATGAGCGGCTCCATTCTACGCGCTGGCCTTGTACACGGCCTGCATAATCAGATCGGTGGTGTTCGTGAAGTGCGTGTCGGTGAGGGCGGTGATGTTCCCGCCGTCCCAGAACAGCAGCGCGATCCCACTCCCCGCGACGTACCCCAGCGGGGCGGTCTTGACCGCGGCGTCGAAGTTCCCGCCGAAGTTACAGAACGCGCCCCCGCCCGTGCCGTCGATGGTGCCGTCGTTGGCGAAGGGGAGGCCAGTCACCGAGGCGTTGCCAGTGTCGGACCCCTTGGAGGACAACGTGAATCGGAAGTACACGGACACGAGTTGCCCGACCTTCACGTACGTCCCGTTGCGCGTACCGCTATAGGTAATGCCCGTGGTCCCGCCGCCAAACTCCAGCGCGGGCGTCCACGTCCCTTCCTCGTAGTCATCGAGGGTGTTGGCGTCGGCGCTGGGATTCTGCGAGGCGGGGAACTTGAGTCGCCCGAGCAGGAGATCGACGGGGGTGCCAGAGAGAAGAATCTCAGAGGCGGCGGTGATGGCGACATCGGCCGTGTCGCTGAGAATGTTGACGTTATCGTCGGCCGTAATGATGACATCGCTGGCATCCGACGTGATGTGCACGTCGTCGCCCGTGGAGTTGATGATGACATCGGCGGCGGCGACCACGGCGAGGGTGGTCGTGGAGTTGAGGAGTACCCCGCCGGGTGTGGCCGACATCACGAGCGACCCGACACCGCCCCCGAAGGACGCGCCCTCCTCGCTGACCACGCGCACGTTATCGTCCGAGAAGATTTCGATGTCGCCCACGGCCGCAAGTTGGATATTGGCGGCCTTGCCCGGCCCGGCCCCCGGGGCGGCGTCCACGCGCAACATGTCTGGCCAGTCCACCGTCACGCCCACCGGGGGCGTCCCGGTGTAGGTACCCACCCGGAGCGAGGTGGTCAAGACCGCGGACGTGCCGGTGATGTTCGTGTGCGCGCCTGCGGTGTCGTGCTGCTTTTTCCAGACGGTGTTGATGCGCGCGACGAGGTTCTCCAGTAGCGCCGGGAGACGCTCCAATCCACCACGCCAGTCCATGCTCAAGTTCACCGCGGCTCCTGTCTCGACACCGGCACGGTGAGCGCATCGACTTGCCAGAGTTTGTCCGTGGCGAGCGCATCGCCGACCGTAATCTCCAGCGCCGTCACGTCGCCCTGCACCAACCCCTCAATGGTGCGAACCACGCGCGTGGCGTTCCCGTTGGGGCTGATCTGCACCTCAGCGAATCGCGTCTCCTCGCCGAAGTCCCGGGTCGCCGACACGCGCAGGTTCGTCGCCTCAGCCGGGGTGGCGATGAGGACCGGATTTCCCACCCGGAACTGCGCCTGCGCGCCCGTGGGGAGGATGGGGGCGGCCGTGACAAACGCGGCGTAGTTGGTCGCGCCGTCCGTGCCCGCCTCCCGTCCGAACACGTAGCACGTCCCGAGGTTCACGCCGTCGTGCTGGATCCCGTACGGCACTTGCGACTCCCCGAGGTACGTCGCCGTGCCCGGGGTGAGATTGTGCAGCGCGAACGCGACGAACGACCGATTGGGTTCGGCGTGGGTCCACGTCGTCCACCCCCCGCGCACCACCTGATCCGGCCCCGTCGCGCCGAGTGCCCAATGGAACACGTAGATCCGCACCTCGGCCGGGGAGCCGAGCGGGATGTGCCACCACGTCTGCTTATCCTCGGGGAACGACCACACCACCGAGCCAGGGAGGCGGCGACTCGCCAGCGCGGCAATCTCGTCCTGAATGTCGTGCGAGACAAACTGAATCGTCTCGTTCGCGGTGAGCCGGTAGAGCCCGCCCGCGTCGTCGGCGAAGTAGATCGCCGGGCGGCCGGACTCGGTTTCCCCGATGTCGGTGGCCTGCTGCACGAAGGTCTGACTCTCCCCCGCCCCCACGGCCGACATCACGGGGTAGGTCAGATAGGGCGTGGTGAGGTCGCCCGTTGGGACGAGCCGCCACGGCTGATGTTTCCCGAACGAGAACACCTGCCCGTCCATCGGGCCGTCAAGTTCGACGACATCTCCGTGCGGCGGGGCGCCCACGTCGAGAAAGTTTTTCTGGTCGCTCGTGTTCGGGATGCGCTCGTCATCGCCTTGGTCCGCGGTGCCCAGCACGGGCGTGTACCAGACGCGGTTTGTTTTCGGCTGCGTCTCCCCGGTGGCGGTGGTGGAGGGACCACCCTGCCCGGCCATGATGATGCGGTGGCCGTCGGTGAGCAGGCGCGTCACACTGGGCGGCACGAGGTAGGTGCCCACGGCATCCCGGAACACGCCGGTCCACGTATTCACGAGCACGTTGTCGTCGAAGAACGTGGTGCCCACGGCGAGGTTCCCGCTCAGGAGGCGCGGCACCGTCGTCTCGATGGTGGAGGGGTTGTCTGACGCCGCCACCCAGACGCGCCAGTGGGTCGCACTGGCGGGCACGGTGGGTTGCGTGACGCGGGCGGCGGCTCCTGCCCCGCTCGGAGTGAATGTGACCGGAGGGGAGAGTTCAGACCGCGCCACGACCGTGGCCCCCGAGAGAATGAGCCAGTCAATGCGATACCACCGCGGGGTCGCCTGGTAGGCGCCCGCGCCAGTATTCGCCACCGTCGGCGCGGTCGGGGCCGTCAGGCCCACCTCGCGGATCGCCGCCCCGTCCCAGACGTGCAGACGGTTGGTCGTGGTCAGGCCCGCAAGAAATAGCTTCCCGTTGAACGAGAGGGCGCGCAGGACTTTCGTGAGCGTGGCCGGAACCGTCACCGCGCCGAACGCACCCGCCCCAATCTTGCGCTGAATCGTCAGCGGGGCGGTGAGTTGGAACGCCCACAGTTCGGCGTTGGCCTCGGTCGCGCCGATGGGCAGGTGCCGGGCGAGGTAGTAGGTATCGGCCGGGACGGTGAACGCGGTGGTCCCCTTGCGCTTACTGGCGAGCGACGACTCCGGATCGATGACCACGTTCTCGGTGGCCGTCGCCCAGCCGGGGCCGAGGCTTAGCGGGTTGTCGCTGGAGTTTTGCCCCTTCAGTGGGGCGAGGGCGACCCAATCCTCATTCGGGCGGCCCATCTCATTGCCACGGCGGATACATGGAACCCATCGGCGACCAGCCCGCCTTCCGGTTCCGGTCGCGCACATACCGCTGGCCGCGCGACTGGTGCAGGAACGCCCGCAGCGCCCGCACGTCCGTCTCCCACCGCTGGCCGTAGTCGGAACGCCGCGTATCGTCCATCTTCAGAAACTCGTCCTCGCACGCCCCCCAGACGAGCAGGGTATGGAAGTCCTCGGGGATCGCCGGTTCGTCCATCGGCTCCACCAGCGCCGCCCGCGGGCGTGAGCCGTCCACCGTGTAGGTGTAGACCCCGGCCGGAGTGGGCCACAGGTGCAGTACCCAGTTGCGCGAGGCGTGGAGGTTGTTGGTCTGCGTGCCCAGCGACACCGGAGGCAACACCACGATCTGCGCGCCGCTGACAATCTGCCGCAGGATGATCGTCCCGACCTGGGTGTTCTGGTTCGTGATGCGGAACACCTGCACGCAGGTCGCCGAGACCGTCACCGGGGTCGTGCCGGTCAGCGTCACCGGCAGTACCCGGAAGCCGCCATCGGCATCCTGATACTCGACTTCGACCACGCCGGTATCGCTGGCCGACGTGCTCAGTAGTTCCAGGGCGTTCGCGGTAATGACACTCGGCTGCTGGCCCACGCCGGCGTCGTTCAGGATGGCGTAGACCCACGGCGTCCCGGTGGTCTGGGCCGGGACGGAGGGGTCGCGGCGGCGGATCCATGACAGGGGCCGCTGTTGCAGGATGTTGCGGTTCGACGTGTCCACAATCGACACGATGGCCGTCGCCGCCACGGGGATGGCATAGCGCGCACGGTTCGCCACCGTCGAGAACGTGAACGACTCATCCCGGAGGTCGATCATCCCCGGCAACCGCATCAGTTGGCGGTAGCGGTCGTTGATGAACGTGTTGATGCGGGTCAGCGTGGCCGCATCCGGGTTGACGGGGTTCTTGTCCGTGCGCCTCGCCACATCCTGAAAGATGTCGAGGTAGGTCATGGCCCTACGGCGCGGGCGTCGGGGCGAGTTCGTTGAGGCGCGCGGTCAGCGTGGCGATCTGTTCCGCCATCTTGTCGCTCGACTCGCGCAGGAGTTCGCTCGTCTCGGGGCGCGTGCCGGTCGCCAGCAGATCCCGCAACACCCGCTGCCACCCGCCCTCGATGTTCAGGTCGTCGCGGCTGCGGTAGGGCGTGGAGATGTGCAGGGTTTCCCGGCCGGAGCCGTCGCGCAGCAGCACCACTTTCCACGACTTCTCTTTCAGTTCCAGCGACATCGTGATGCTGTTCAGGAGGTCGATCTCCTCCCACGTCAGCGCCGGCTGCTCCAGGGCGATGCCGAGCCAGTAGCACAGGCGCGTGAGGGGCGGTCGGGGGAAGTCGCGCTCGCCCTTCGGGTTCTGGTAGTTGATGTCCGGATGGAGCTTGTTCTCGGGGTTGAGGTTCTTCTTGAGCATCAGGCCGTGGTCGGCCAGCACGGTCGCCATCAGGCCCGCCGCGCCTTCCTCGCCCCGGTCCACGCGGGCGATGAGGGCTTCGAACCCGGCGAGAATCGCGGCGGCGGTCTGCGTCGGAATCTCGACGTTCGGTGTCTCCGCCACGGCGGCCGTGGTCCGGGGAGGCGGCTCCGGGGCCATCGCCTTCACCTGCGCCAAGAGTTCCTCATCGCTCAGTCGCTTGTTGGTCATGCTTCACCCATCCGACCGCCGCTGATACGGCGACCCGGTTGCCATGATGACGGAACGCTGCCACGGTTCGCCCGCGGCCACCAGCGTCCGCCGCTGCCAATCCTCCGTGGGTGGAGCCGTGGTCACGTCAATACGACGCTGCCACGCCTCCACCCCGGCGGCATTCACGATCCGCTGCCACGCCTCTGGCATTTAGCCGAGTCCGATGGCCGTCGGATAGACGATGTGCACGGTGCCTGCGGGCGTCGTCGCGGTGACGAACCACGCATTCTCGATGCGGTCGGTGGCGACCACGGCGTCATCGACCGCGCCGGGGGCGGCGGTGATGAACACGGGGGCGTTCGCGACCGTGGCGGCGTTGGTGACGCACGCGCACGTCCCCTTGACGCAGTACCACCCGAAGGTCGAGGCGACCGTGGCCGCGCCCGCGAAGGCGATCCGCGCGCTGAGCAGGCCGACGACCGAGAGGGCGGTGGCGAAGGTGGCGACGTTGAACGAGACGCACGACCCGGCGACGGTGGACGCGACTCCCGAGAGGTAGATCCACTCGTTGCCGTTTTCGTCCTCCACGATGGTGCCAAGCGGCACCTTCGCGACGGTATCGATCGCGTTGGAAAGTCCGGGAACGATGTTCTGCATGGCCATGTCTGATGACTCCTAGGGACTGGGATGCGGCCGGTGGCCTAGGTGATGACCGTCACGCAGCCGAGGCGGCGGCGCTGGTTGGTGGTGAACGCCCAGTGCGTGCGAATGGCCTGCGAGGAGGTCAGCGCGTTGATGGGCTCGATGCTCGGACGAATCTTCATCCAGAAGCCCTTCAGGAACGCGATCTGGAGGTACTTCGGGTTGTAGAGGAACGCCGTGGCTACGTCGAGATCCTCGTCGTAGAAGCACTCGGCGCCCTTGAACTTGAGCACGTCGTTCATGAACGCGCCCTGCCCGTCCTTGTTCTTGTTGTCCACCGTGAACCGCTCGTTGGGAATGAGCGTCGATTCGAACCCTTCGAACTCGGTGCGGCGGAACAGGACGGCCGTGGGATGCTCCAGCAGCCCGCCGCGTGAGCACTGGTTGTAGATGCTCCGCATGGCGGCGCGCAGGTTGTCGAACGGCAGCGCGGTCAGCGTGCCGAGCGTCTGCTTGTTGCGCCAGAACGGGAAGTTCAACTGGTTGATGCCGCCGACCGCGACGTTGGCCGCCGGGGTCGCGCTGATCAAGTCCTTGATGCTCAGGATGTTGTCCACCGAGACGGCGGCCACCCCGAGCAACTGCTTGTTCATGTCATCGACGTGGCTGTCCTTGCCGTTGTCGAGCTTCTTCTTGATGATGGGGTACTTGGTCGAAGGGTCTTGCGCCTTCGCCATCTCCAGGTCGGTCCAGTTGACCGTGCCGGCCGCCGTCTTGATGTCCCACCGCGCCCCGTCGAACACGTCCACGAAGTTCAGGTCGAGGTTGGCGAACTGGCCGTAGCTGCGGAAGTTCGTGTTGATGGCGTACTCGATGTCCGATTCGAACACGCGGCCACCGGGCGAACTGACCTTCCCGGCGAAGCCCACGCCGGTCTTGAGGCCCTTCTGTCCACCACCCGCGAGGGAGTAGAACAGGGCGCGACTGTTGAAGATGTTGTCGACGGGTCCGTCGGGCGTGATGACGGATTCCCAGACACTTGCGACTTCTTGTCCGAGATTGGGATCGGGCACGGGGAGTACCTCTCAGGCCCGGCTTAGCCGATGACCCCAGCGTCCATCGCTTCCCCGAAGTCGGCGTACCGCTTCTTGGACGAGGACGCGGCGGTCGGGCGGGCCGGGTTGGGGCCAGTGGCCCCGGGTTTCTGGTTGAGTTGCCGGACGACCGACTGGGCACCGGCGGTGCTCAGGCCCGGCAACACCTTCTCTCGGATGATCTCCACGTAGGCGCGGTGCAGGGCACTCTCGCCTGGCATCTCGCCGACGTACTCCTGGAAGCGAGCCCGGATGTCCGCGCGATGCTCCTGAAAGTACTGGTCGCCCAGATAGGGCTCCAGGAGCGCCTTGGCCTTGGTGTCGGCCTTGGTTTGGAGTTCCGCGAGGTGGGCCTGCCGCTGGGTGGTCTGGAGGTGTTGCTCCAGGGGCCGGAGTTTCTCCGAGAACTTCTGTTCGAAGCGTCGTTCCCGCCACTCGTTCCACTCGGCCTGATTGGCGGCCGACCGCACGGGCGTCCCGTCCGTGGCCTGATAGTCGGGCTGGGGTTCGGGGTCGGCGCTGCCCTGCTGGCCCATGAGAGCCTGCAACTGCGGCGCGTACCGTGGATCCTGGAGCAACCCTTGGAGGTTCTCCACGAGGGCAGTGACGGGATCCCGCTGGTAATGCTCGATGAACTCGCGGACGCGCGGGGCGTGGTCTGGTTTGAGCCAGCCGTACGTCTCCTTGAGCGTCTTGGCTTGTTCCCGAGCGTCCCGAAGCGCCTCGTACCGGACCATCTGCGGCTGCGGTTTGGCAGCCGGAGCGGCGGTCGGGGCGGCCGATGCCTTCGCGGGCGAGGCAGCGGGTGGCGTCGTCGGAGAGGGAGACTCCCCCGGCGCTGACGGGGCCGGATCCGGTGACGACGGGGTGGAGTCGGGGGCGGGCGTTGAGCCTGTGTCGGGGGCTCCCGGAGCGTCCGAGGACTGATTCGCCTCTAACGCTTCAACGGCCGCATCGAAATCACCCATGCGCGGAACATTCTGCGTCCGCGCCGAGGGGGTGTCAAGGACGTTCGTGTCCTATCGTGTCGGTTCGCCGCCGCTCGTGTCCGGTCGGGCGTGGGTCCGGAAGGTGGGGAAGGCGCCGCCGTTGTGCCGCCCCTTCATGTCGTCGTCGCGCTTGACGCTCTTGACCCCTGTCACCCCCTCCGGCACCCAGCGGAGCCCCTGGGCGGCGGCTTTGCGCTTCAGGTCGGCCCGGCCTTCGACCCACATCGGCGCGTGCCCGTTGGAGGAGAGGTTCTCGATCCACATCCCGGAGGCGCTGAAGGTGTCGGGTTGGATGCCGCCGGACGGGATGCCGTGCGGGCACCACGGCCACTGCCCCACGGCGAGCGGACGGCCGCATGTCTCACAGGTCACGTTCGGGCCTCGTGGGGAGCGGGTTGCCGCTGACCTTGGGGTGCTTGGGCTCGGCCACCTTCTTGACCGCCCACGTCGCCACCACGACGACCAGTTCCTTGAGCCACTTCTTCATGCCGGGCTCGTGGTGCCGCTGCCGGCCCCGTCAAGGCGTCCGGTCATGTCCGCCGCGTGTTTTGAGACTGGCGGCGCCCCGGCGAGAGCCCGCACCGGCCCGCCACCCGGCGAAGGAGGGGAGGCCGGGGACATCCCCACCGGAGACGCCGCCATCGGAGCCGCGGGCGCCAAGTCGATGCCCCGCGACTTGAGGATCGCCACCGTGTTGGCGTAGGTGGGCAGGATGGGGTTCAAGTCCTCGCTGCTGAGCGAGTAGGTGATGCTGACCGGCTCGGGCGGCTCTTCAACCTTCTGCGGCGGCTGGAACACCTTGGCCGGGTCCAATCCCAAGGCCGGGGCCGCCCACGCAATGAGTTCCTGCTGGTTGATGCCCGGAATGTTCATCATCAGGTTCATCGCATCGAGGCGGAACTTCCGTTCGGCCGCCTGATCCACGCGCTTGGCCGAGTCGGGGCGAATCGCAAACGCGAACTCCCCGGCGATCTCGGCTTTCGTCCACTCCATGATCTTCGCGGCGCCGTCCTGGCCGACGACCTTGGCGTACTGCGGGAGGTCGCTGTACTGCTGCACGAGGCTGGCGAGCCCTTCGACAATGGACACCCACCACAGTTCGACGCGGGCCTGCTCGGAGGCCATGCGCGTCTCGGTGCCCTGCTGGCGAAGGCTGAGTTCGGTGGCCGTGCGGCTCGACTGTTCGGAGGTGCCGAGGTTGTGGCCCGACAGCGCCCAGCACTCTTGGAGGTCGCGTTCCCCGATACTGTTGAAGTTGAAGTTTTCCTGCGGGTACGCCGAGAGCGGGATGCCGAACATCACCTGGTCGCCCGCCGCCACGTTTTCGAACCCGATGATTTCCTGCCACTCGCCGTGGACGAGTTTCTCGCGGGAGTCGGGCGTCACCTTATCGAGCGAGATGCCGCGCATCGGGACGTTGCGGTCCCGCTGTTCCAGCATTTGATTGCGACCCTTACTGAGTTCGTCCACGATGACCCGGCTCATCGCGCAGTCCGAGGGCGGGATGGGCATGTCGGGGACGTAGCGGAGGGTCAGCGGGTAGATGGGCGAGCGGCGCAGGCCCGCGACCACCCGGCCCTCCTCGACCTGCTGCGTGCGGCTGTTCTCGTGGCGGACAGGCTTTTCGATGCCGTCGAGGAAGATGAGGCACCGCATCAGGTCGGGGTCGCCCGCCTCGGGGTCGAAGTCGATGGCCCGGTAGTAGATTTCGGTCCCTTCGACGCCGGAGAACCGCTGTTTGCTCCGGTCGGGGGCGAGCGACTGCTCGGTGGTGGGGGTGTCGGTGGTGCGGTCGTGCAGGTCGTCCTCGTTGACGCCGTACTCGCGGGCGGCGAGGTGGGCGGGCATCCGGAAGCGCCACCCCATCCACGGGCATTTACCCCAGTCCGAGCCGCGGTAGCTCACGTCGTAGAGGAAGTCGAGCGGCGAGACGCGCTCCAGGAAGTACCGCTCCCGGATGATGTTCGGCACCGCTGCCATGACCGGCTGCATGAACGGCTGGCCGGTGGTGGGGTCGGCGATGGGGATGCCGGTGGCCGGGTCCACGGCGGGCTGCTCGCCCACTTGCACCTCGCGGGTCGGCTGCTGCGGGTCGATGAACGACTCGTAGCCGAGCTTCACGATGCCGATGCCGGAGGCCACCAGCACGTCGGTGAGCACCTCGGTCACGGTCGCCAAGGCGTTCAGGTCGTTCGGGCCGGTCATCTCGTTCAGGACGGCCTGGAACAGTTGCGCCGTCTCGGGGGTGACATCGGGCCGGGCGGCGGTGAGCACCACATCGGGCAACTGGTAGAACAGGAGGGGTTTCTTCTGCTCGGTGTAGGCGTAGTCTTTCGGGAGGATCGTGACCCCGGTGGGGGTGAGGGGGTCGCCCTTGCCTTTGCCGACGTACCGCTCGACGTTGGTGGTCCAGAAGAACTGGTCCCGGTGCCACGTCCGGAGTTCCTTGGCGTCCTCGATGCGGGAGGTCCAGGCTTTCGCTGAGCCGGCGCCCTCGATGGGGAGGGGGAGATTGTCAGTGGCGGGGTCGGGCATACGCCCGGTATTCTACGCCTATGGCCCTCAACCTCGACCTCATCCTCCTGGTGGCGGCGTTCGTGTGCTTCGTGGCGGCGGCGGCCGGGGTGTCCGCGCGGGTGGCTCTCACCCCGCTCGGCCTCGCCTTCTGGGTGTTGACGCTGCTCGTCTAGAGCGCGTCCACCTGGGCGAGCCGCTCCCCGATCCAGCGGATCACGGGCACCGCCATGCTGTTCCCGAGCGCCTTGTAGCGCGGGCCGTCAGCCGCGGGCTTGCCACGGTAGGGGATCAGCGTGTAGTCGTCTGGGAAGCCCTGGAGGCGTTCGCATTCTCGCGGGGTGAGCCGACGCACGGACATGCCGGCAATCGCTGGCGCGTGAGCTCCGGCCGCTAACGGGTGGCAGGGATCGCCCGCCTTCGGGTGGCTCCGGTTCGCCTTGGACGTGATCTGCGTGGTGTCGAACGCGATCAGCGTCTCGGACTCGTAGTCGATCCGGCCCATGCCGCCAGCGTTCAGGCAGTGGCTCACGTTACCCGTGGAGGGGATTAAGTGACTGTGGCCGTGGTTGGCGTCTTGGCCGCTGCATCCTTGGAGTCGGGCGTAACTGGCGTCGAGGCAGGCAACGAGTCCGCCATCGCAGTCGAAGTCTGTGCCGAGCCCACCGCCCGCAGTGCGGCGGCTAGCGGTAGTGGGAGCGACTTGCCCCGCGTCTCGGCGCGGCGCAGGATGCCCAGACAGGCTCTCGGGCTCAAGGAGAACCGCGGCGGCACGTCGCCAGTCTCCAAGATAGCCGACAACGAACACACGCTCCCGGCGCTGGGCCAGGCCGAAGTACTGAGCGTCCAAGCTTCGGTAGGCCCACCCATACCCGAGTTGCCCCAGCCCGCCGAGAAAGGCTCCCATCGCCCGTCCTCCGTCTGCCGACAACACGCCGGGGACGTTCTCCCAGACGCACCAGCGGGGGCGGTAGCGATCCAGAACTGCGAGATACGTAAGGGCGAGGTTGCCACGTGGATCAGCCAATCCCTGACGGAGCCCCGCCACGCTAAACGACTGGCACGGCGTTCCTCCGACGAGAACATCGACATCTGCATCCGGCCAGTCCTTGAACTTGGTGAGATCGCCCCAGTTCGGCGTCTCCGGGTAATGGTGTGCAAGCACCGCACACGGGAATGTGTCAATCTCCGAGAACGCCACGGCCCGCCAGCCGAGCGGGTTCCACGCCACGGACGCGGCCTCGATGCCGGAGCACACACTGAGGACGTTCATACCTTCTGGCGCCACGTCGCTTTGAGGGCGAGGCGGTGGGCCTGTTCCTTCTGCGCGAGCCGCCACGCGGCTACGGCGTCTGGGTTGACCGGCAGGTACTCCCGCACGCGCCAGCACGAGACGCACCGGAGTACTTGCCGGCCGGCGTGGTCGCGGTCGCGCAGGACGTGTTCGTGGAACCCGAACCAGCAGCGGAGGTTCATGGTGCGCGCTCCCCCAGATGCACGCGCGCCTGCTCGATGACCAGCACCGACTCGGCAATCCACCGCGCCGTGGAGAGGTCCGCGCCGACCAGCCGCCGCGTCAGGGCCGCACTCAGTTCGCCGAGCGCCGACTCCACCACTTCGACCGGCGGCATCTCGATCGGCACGAGGTCAAGATTGAGTTGCACGAACATCGGGCTCCTTGTGCGTGGCGACGACCGCCTCCACGTAGTCCGAACAGCGGCGCGCGTTCTCGGTCAGGCGAATCCCCAGCGGGGCGACGTGGAGATTCGACCGCTGCTGCCAGCCGTCTTGCCACGCGGCGCGCAGAAGCGCCCGGAGAGCCTCGGGGGTCACGAGCCGGTTTCCCAGACGCCACGCGGGACGTAGGTGCCGACCGACCGCACGCCGCAGAAGTGGTACGCCTCCTCGGCCGAGCGCAGGACCGTCACCGGCCACCGCTGGGCGAAGCGCTGTTGCTGCGGCGTGTGCGTGCCTTTGGGGGCCTTCACCTCGATGAGCACGATGCGTCCGCGCCAGTTGACCACGAGGTCGGGGAAGCCCCGGCCGACCCGGGCGGCGTCGAACACGATGGCCCCGCAGTTCTCCAGGGCGCCGCGGACTTCGGCGTGGATGGTGTCAGTTTTCGCGGCGCGCATCGGGGGGCTCCTCGACATAGAGTACGACGACCGGCGCCCCCTCCTCGGTGTGCGCGTGCGTAATCAGTGCAACGTGCCCCTGTTCGATGACCACGACGTTCCAGTGGCCGGGATGGGCGGCCAGCGCGAGGCGGAGTTCTTGGACGGTCATGCGCTGCGCCGCTTCTTGAGCCAGTCGGCCATGTTCACCTGAATCCCGGCGCTGGCGACCGCGTACTGCACCATCCGGAAGTCGGCGAGTTCCTGCGTGGTCGGGACGAGCGGGGCGGCGGTGAGGGGTTCGTCGGTCCACCGCTGCGTGAGGATCCATTTGTCGGGGTCGGGCCAGTACTTCGGCGCCGAGTAGAGGCCCGAGGCTTTCTGCCAGATGACGGTGTTGATCATGCGTTCGGGGAGGGTGCCGTCGGCGTTGTGGTTCTGCATCGCCCAGCGGAAGGCGTCCCGAGCGGGGATTTTCTTCACGGGTTTGGGGTAGTGCGCCCACCAGTCATCGAAGGGGTCGGTCATTTCTCCCTTTCGGCGAGCATCGCGTCGGCCACTTGGTAGGCTTGCGCCGCCATGTCCCGAATCATCGACACTGGAGGGTAGAGCGCCAGTGTCGGGGCATACCCCGAGAGCACCTGCCCCGCGAAGTAGTCACGGAGGGTCATGCCGAGGTGGTAGGTGCCCACCTCGTCGGCGAGTTGCAGCGGGAACGCGCGGGAATCGTCGCTCATTCGGGGATCTCCAGGATGGCTAGTTCGCGCAGGTGTGCGTGGTGGTCATGCACTGCC